AATCCCTGTATTGTTCCTTTTGGATTTTCGTCTGTGTATAAGTCAGAATGTTTATCACTTCCTGCTGGTTGTCCTTTTTTTCTAGGTATTCTGGGTTCTTCTTTAAACTGTTCAAAACTTAACTTTGGCCCAGATGTCTGGAAGTTCTTTTTTCTCATTACTGTCTTTGCAACGAGTTCCAATTCTCCACGCTTTAGATTTAGTACAAAAGGCATATTGATATTAGTTTTCATATCATTGATTACTGCTTCAGCATCAGGCCCTAATTTTGCAATCTTCTTACCATACTTTTTGTAAGACTGTTTAAATAACCTTGTTAGTTCTGCTGGAGTGATTTGTTTAACATTTCTTGAGTCATTAACTCTATCTAAAAAATGTCTTGTGAACTCGACATCAATACCTAGAGATGCAAATATTTTGTCTGCATATTTTTCTATTTGATCTAGGTCTGATTTTTTGACTTCTTTTTCATCTGCTGCGTTTAGATCCCCAACAGGGTGCATTTTATCTAATGCAGGCCCAAAAGAATTTTCATCAAGATATGTTAAAAATGTTTTCATAAGAAAACTATCTCATTTTTACCATTTTCATTACCGCAGAAGCTGCCGCCATGAATTGTTTTTTATTACCATTAATCATTTTGGTAAGTTTTGCTTTATTGTCAGCATTAACTTTATCCATAACTTGAACAAGTGCATTTGCAGTAAATAAATCTACTTTCATAGAACCATCTTTAAACTTAATACTTTTATTCTGTTTTCTTTTGACAATATCTCTAAGAACATCTAGATTATCTTCTACAAGAAATGATTCACGATTAAACTCACTGATTGATTCTTGAATCTTTTCTGTAAATTTAGACTTTTTAGCTTCTCTTTTTAGTCTTGCAGCTTCTAATTTTGTTTTATGTTCTTTGTATGCTTTGGTTCTGGCGTCAAAAAGTGATTTCTTTTTCTTCTTTTTGAGCATTCCAGTAGGATTCATATCAACACCACTACCTTGTCCACCAAAGTTAGTTGGTGCATCTTCATCTATTGCTAATCCAGTATAAGCACTAACTTCTTTCCATTTAGTTGTCATCTTTTAAATCCTCTAAACTTACATATATTTTTTCTTGGCTTTTAAGGTGAACTACAGGAAAAATCTCAACACCTAAAATTGTATCTACAGGAGCTTCATCATCAAAGACAGTGATCTTATCACCTTTCTTTGCAGATAATTCTTCTTCTTCACTATTTAGTATATCATTAACTAGAACATAATTTCCTTTAGGTAAAACATCACCAAAGCCAATTACATCTTCGTTGATACTATTATCTAACTCCACACCTTCTTCTTTAAGGAATTTCATAAATTCCTTTTCAAACATGTCGGGGTCATCTACTGATTCTTTAAATGTATCTTTCAGTAGAAATAGTGCTGCGGCATAAGTACCAACCTTTGTTCTAAGGCCAGGCACTTTAGCAAAAATCTTTTTAATGTTAAAAACTAATTTGTGCAAAATTGTATATGCACTTTTTTGTTCTGTTGTTGTAAGTTCTATTGCTGGTTGTGTTGATTTAGGTTTCTTAACTCGATTACCATCAGCATCAATAATACCAAGCTTAAACGCATCTGTTTTATTAAACGGAGTCGTAAGCAACTTTAAAAATCTATAGGTAACAAATAAATCTATCGCTCTACCCATTACAGTCCCTTCAATGTTTCATAGACATTCTTGTCTATTTCTATATGTTCTAATTCATCTTCCCTAAGAATATTTAGGAACAATAAAAATGCTTTCATTGCAGGCCAATACTGATCTTGTATTTTAAATAACAAGAGAGTTGCACAAGCATCTGCACCAAAAACATTATTTAAAACAATAATATGATTTAACAACAATCTTTCTTTCAAGATTCCTGTATCATAATATTTTCTTAAAAGTCGTTTTATATACTTAAACCTTTTAAGATCATCTTCAAATTCTTTTTCACCCATACAATGTGGATTGTCATAATGTTTTATAGCGTACATGATAACATTATCGGGTGTTATCTTTTCATACATCAACCAATACTGGCGTAAACTTTACATGATTGATTTTTTGGCATCATTTCATATTCAATTTTTAAGCTTAAGCCGCCTTCAACAACATGGGAAATACCATCATCGTTAACAAATTCATCATAAGGAGTATTTCCATCTTTACCGAACCTACCACCAAATCGTGATAATGGTAAGTCAAATTTACCACTTTGTCCTTCCATAGTTGGAACTGCACCAAAATCTAGACCAATTTTGTTTAAAGAACCTTTAAGTCTATGTACTGCATGTTCTGGCATAAGATATTCCATATTGCCTATCTGTCCAACAATTGCATTTATTCTTTTACGAACAGCAGGATTTGCAAGATCACTAGGATTATTTGCAATATCACCACCTAAGTTTTTTGGATTTTCTCCAACAGGGCCTGTGGGAAAACCACTATCCTCTGTTACGAACTTTGTGAAAGATTTCATTCTTTTTTCCTTTTCCTATCATTCTAAAGTAAAAAGGGAGAGAGATAAACTCCCTCTCCCTATTACTATTTAGTCCATTAAGACCTAAGACTTATCCAGTTAAGGATTAGTCTTGTGCGATCTCAGCAACACCTGTATCTGCGGCAGCAGCATGAGATGCAAGTAAGAACCATGAAGTTCCTATCCATATGCATGTTACTGTATCACCAACAGTTGTCCAATCAATGTCAACGAAACCAGTTGCATCAGTTGGTGTCATTTCTGAAGTACCACCATCTACATCGTGAACTATGATTTTAAGTTGACCATTTACTGTACCATCAGCAAGAGTTGTTGCAACAGAACCAGTAGTCTGCAATGTAGTAATTGCAGTGGTAGCGTTTGCTTCAGTTACAGAGTTATCAGCCATATCTTGAATTGAGTTAGAGAACCCAATAAAAGTAGGTAGGTTGTTAACAAAGTTAGAAACAGAAATTTTCTTGTTAATAGGTGTGCCTGTAGGATCATCTACAACATGAAGTAAATCTGCACTTGCGATACCTGTGCTCAAATCTGTTAGAGCGGTTATTTTCTTATCAGCCATTTTAATAGTCTCCTTTGACTAGCTTTATATTAACCCACTAAGAACAGGGTTGTCCTTTTGTGTGGGAATGTTACTGTCGGCATTGTTTCCGACATCACCTGAGTCATCAGAACTAAGTTCATTTGGCTCATCATCATTAAATTCTTCTAGGAAGTTCAAACATTGTTGTTTTGCACCATTTAGTGCATTCATCAATGCGATTGAATCTACCTTTTGTTTTTCTAGTTCTTGTAGTTGTTTATTTACTTTTTGTATATCGCTATCAAGAACAGTTAATCTATTTTCAATCTTAGATTTTTCTAACATAACATATCCATTCTATAGTAAAAATATTAGCGACCACCGAAGTGGTCACTAGTATCAGTTATTACTGGTCACCAAAATCAGGAACAGTAGCACTTCCAACAAATCCAGACACAGCATATACTGTTGTAGAAACACCAGTAAGTGTGACTTCAAATGTTTCTGGTAATCTAATACCCAAAACTGAATTTGAGTTGTTATCAGAAAACACAACTGCGTTAGTGTTACCATCACTGTCAAAGTGTGTTAAACTACCTTTGTAAAACTCACTGTTATCATCTGTCGCAGGCTGAATGACAATATCATGTCCATCAGCAGCAGTATGTTGAAATTGAAATCTAAATACCAAACCAGCTTTTGGTGTAGGTAATTTATAGATTCTATCAGCAGTAAGGTCTGCAAATGTTAATACTCTGTGAGCGTGATCTGCTTCAGTTAGAGTTGTAGCTGCATCTGCTAGTACTACAACGCTATTGTTAGCGTTTGAGAAATCACCAAGTGTTTCTTTTTTGTTTAGTGGTGTTCCGCTTGGGTTATCAATGATATGCAGCAAGTCTTCTCTTGCAGCTGCAGTACCCAAAGATGTTAGAGCGGTTACTTTTAAGTCGGCCATTAGGCTTCTCCTTTATTTAATTGGGTTATGCAATAGTCGGTGCTGTTTCAGATGAAACAAAACCAGATAAGTGCCATTCAGTTGCAGATACTCCAGTACATACTACAGTAAAGTTCTGTGGTGTTATAAGTGTAAGCAAATCATCAGCAGAGTTGTCAGAAACAACAACTGAATATGCGTTACCATTAGTATCAGCAAACAAAAGACTACCACTAAAGAATCCATCTCCAGCAGGTTGAATTGCAGTATTTTGAGCATCGGCAGCAGCGCCACCATAAGTAAATGTTAATACCAAACCAGCTTTTGGTGTAGGTAATGTAATAACAGAACTTGATGTTTGGTCTGGTATAATACTCATTCTTCCACCATGAACTTCTTCAGTTAGAGTAAGATCTCCAACTGCGAGTGTTACAGGTGCAGCAAGTGCATTTAATACTTCGCCTACAGTTACTTTTTTATTAATTGGTGTTCCAGTTGGATCATCAATTATGTGTAGTACATCTTCTAGTGCAGTTCCAGCAGCAGCTGAAGTCATAGAAGTTATTTTTAAATCGGCCATTAGGCTTCTCCTTTAATTTTTATTAATCAGCTATTAGTCGCCTATTGTAGGCGCTGTTGCAGAAGCTACAAACCCAGACAATTGCCATGTGGTTGCAGAAATTCCAGTACAGGTTACAGTATAGTTTTGTGGGTTAATTATAGTAAGCAATTCATTTGAATTGTTATCAGAAAATACAGCAGCACTAGTATCTCCATCAATATCAAGATGATATACACCACCTAGAAAGAAAATTGAATTTCCAGTTCCAGCTGATATTGCTGTGTTAACTGTATCTGCGGCTATTCCACCATAAGTAAATTGAAAACTCATTCCAATTTTTGGTGTAGGTAGCGTAAGTATTGTTGCACCAGATTGATCTGGAACAATTAACATTCTTCCAGCATGGGTTGCTTCAGTTAGTGTTTGTGTTCCAGCACTTAGTTTTACTGGTGCGTGTAACGCATTTATCATCTCACCAACAGTTACTTTTTTGTTTGCTGGTGTTCCGCTTGGATCATCAATCACATGAAGTAAATCTGCTCTTGATGTTGCAGCTGCTAAAGACGTTAGACCAGTTATTTTTAAATCGGCCATAAAGCTTCTCCTTTTATATAAACCCCTTTATTGGGGAATACTACTGTGAGAAATCAGACGAATCCTATCTCACATCACTTGTGTCTAAACTAAAGACCCATTATGATTTGTTTAATGGGGGAGAAACTCCCCCACCTTTATTCTATTTATGATGCAGCGACATCAACACCTCTTAGGATGTTTGCTGAACCAGATGTAGTACCAGATTCCAAGAATGTAGCAATATCACTTAGTGAATTTTCTACAACATATGGATCGGTATTGAGATCATCACCTTCCTCGTTTCTACCATCGCTGTTGTTTGAAGCTGCATTACCAGATTCTTGAACAAGTCTGAATACATCACCTTGTCCTCCAGCTACTCCATTTAAGTTTTCAGTACCAACTTCAAGTTCAAGTGCGACACTATCGTCTGCGCCAGTTCTTGTAATAGTTTTAATGTCTGAACGACTATTAAACAATGGCCCTGCGACTGTAAAGTTAACTGAGTCAGATATGATTTCATCACCACCATTTGTAGATGCAAGTAATACAACATTATTTGCAACTGTAATTGGTTCACTAACTGTAACACTTGTTTGTGAAGCGACAGCAGTAATTGTTAATGTGTTGTTTGTTGAAATTGCTGTGTTTCCATCTGCATCAGTAATTGAAGCAGCAGGAGTACTACCAGCACCATTAACTGTTATAACTTGACCTACAGCAAGTGTTGCACCAGCGACTGCATCAACAACAAGAGTTGTTGATTGTGTCAATGCACCATTTACTGTCAATGTTGCAGCTGCACTTCCGTCTGCAATCAAACTGTTACCAGCAGTTCCAGCTGCAGCAGTTCCACTTTCTAGACGTATACCTATTGCAGACTTTCCATCTTCTTCTTCAAGATTTGCACTTCCGTCAAAGTTTATACCTGTAATGATACCTGTTTCACCAACACCCTCACCATTGAAAGCAAGGAAACCAGCAGCAGCATTAGTCTGTGCAGTTCCTCTGAATGTTATTTGGTTAGTTCCAGAACCTTCGTAATACATACAAGCAATTGTACTATCTTCTACCATGTCTGTTTTACCAACTCTTGATAGCAAGATATATGCTTTGTTTGTTATTGTTTGGTCTGCAGACCAAGCGGCAGATGTTACATCTACTGCTTCATCAAAGGTTACTGTAATGTCAAACAATCCAGTGTCAGCTATTGTTGCATCTGTCCAATCAATACCGATAATAGAGGCAGAACCCATAAATTCTGCAATGTTTTTGACACAAACCAGAACTTCTGGTTGTGCATTTGGATTATCGTTACCAGAAGCTGCAAGGCCTGGGGATAATCCCCAACCGCCAGCGACTGCGATACAATGTTCTCTTGCACCAGTTGAACCAGCTGCATTACTATCTACTGGTAAAAATTTTGGTTTGTCTTCGGCGGCAGTTGTTGTTCCCCATAGACTCATCTTCTTTCTCCTTATTCAAATAGAATATATATTGTAACTATTTATAATTATTTGAAACCTAATCGTTTCAAATCTGTTATTGTTTTAGAAACACTAGTGTGGTGTATTCCTATACCACCCTTTGCTTCCCATTCTTTAATATTTTTTATATAATCATCAATAAGGACATTTGGTTTACCATTAGTCATGGCATAAAGTTGTTTTTGTTTTCGTTTTACCAAATGTATTTTGCTTCTTGGGAATTTAACATTCTTCGATAGCCACTTCAATTTACCATTTTGGGAACTAGGATCATTACTACTATAAGCAGAGAGAATATGTGCATCATATTTTGAAATAAATCCATATAATCTCTTAGCACCAGACATCCAATCTAAGTCTGCCCAAAAATTCTTAGTGTTAGCAATAGCTTTCCAGCGTTCAGGTTTAGGTACTTCAGGGAATGGTTTTCCTAATATTTTTTCTGCACCTTTCATCAACGCTACCAAAACTTCATCCATATCACAATAGATGGCTGGCAATTCGTCTTTACTTGCCTCCATCATTTGTTTTAAATTTTTCATTAATTCAATTTCCTAATTTCTACCCATTTGTACCGCTATTATAACATTGTTTAGAAATAAAGTCAATTGCTAATCTTTCATTTCAGGTTCAACAGTAACTTTAGTTGTAGGTTTACCTGTCATAGTTTTACTTTCTTTTTTAGGTGCATCATGTGAGTAACCCATATCTTTCATTCGTAGATGGTCAGCCATAGTGTTTGCCTTATAACCTTTACCAGTTTTAGGATCATACATCATGTGAGGTTTAAACTCATCTGCTTCTTTGATAAAAGGATTATGTCCTTCATCAACACTCCACATCTTGGCAAGTGCTTCACGCATGGTGTCATTTTTCTTATGCATTACACCAACTGTTTTATCCCAATCTTCTTTAGATTGGCCTGGAGTTACTTCTAATGTGTGTTTTGTGCGTTCTGGTGTTCCAAATTCATAGTTTTCTTTTTTGTAATCTTCTACTTTATATGTTTTACCAGAAACAACAAAAGTCTTTTCACCTTTTTCTTTTGCAGCATTGAGTGCTCCAGTAAATGCATTACCTTCGTCTTTAGACATTGCTTTAGAAATTGCTTTGCGTCTTTTGTGTAAAAACTCGTCAGAACTATCTACATCACCATCATTGTCAATGTCTTTATCTTTACGATCATCAAACTTTTTCTTAACAGCAGTTTTATTTACTGGATCAAGTTTTTCTTCAAGTTCACTACCACCTACGGCCTTAATTGCTTCCTCAAGGCTACCTGTTTTTGTATCAAAATATGCCATCTTTATTTCCCCTTTATAGCATTGAGTAAGCCCGTATATGACTTAGCGATTGTTGTTTGAAACTTCATTTTATCTTGAGGTTTCATTTTACTGTGTACATCTAATGCTTTCTGTGCGATTGCAGCTGGAACTTTTTGTTTTCCACTTGCAAATTCTACATCTTTCTTTCCATTCATATCAACGGACTTTTTAAGTTGCAAAATAATATTCTTTGCAGCTAGTGCTACATCTTTTGATGATGCATCGTCATCAATATCAGCAGGATCAATGAGTTCATTGATTGGTACTTCAATACCTTGACTTCCTAAAATTCTTGAAATGCCACTTGCATAAGCTTTCATAGTATCAAATTCAGTTCCTTCTTCTAAATCTACTTCTTCTTTATACATATTCAGTTCATATCTTTTGTTATCAAGATTAGCAACTTGAACTTGGATTGCTTTCTTGCCATCTGTTCCAACTAAACGATAAGAGTTTGTCTTACCAGAAGATGGTTTCTTTGGCCCAGTAGCAACTTTTCTATCAATTTCTTTAGGGTCAACAGTGATACCAAACTTTTTCTTTGCAAAGGCATATGAGTGTTGCATTGCATCAGAGAATGATTTGTGATATAGTTCGTAACCAGTAGAAGACTTTGCTTCGTCAAGTTCAGCAGACTCTTTGAAAGGATAACCAAACAACTTATCAGCTGCTTTCATACCCAAAGGTCTCTTCAGTTTGACTATCTTCAAAGTGTTCTTATCTTTAATTGACATAGGTGGGCGTTCAGCAGAATTCTTAGACTGTTTTATTTGTGCTTCACTAGACGCCATTGAAACAACTTCATTGCGGTCAGCGGTGTCAATAAGAACATGCGAAATCTTAATTGCTTCGTCAAGTTTAACTTCTTCTTTCTTAGGTTTTTCTCCTCTTTCTTTCTTGGAGATTGCAATTGCAGCTTGTTGTGCAGGAGATACAGCTTCGTTTTCAACACTTTCTAATGCTTTTGCTCTTTTAGCACCATTGTAGAAATTCATTACGTCTTTTATCTCTCTACCTATGTCAGCACCTCTTTTTGCAGTAATAGTTAGCATACTACCCGATACATCTACTGTATGACCTTTTTTTTCTAAGTCTTTTTTTGCTTTCAACATATCGGTCTTATTTCTTTTATCAAACTCTACACTTACCTTTTTCATTTCATCAAGTTCAACTTCTTCTGATACAGATGGAACTAAAAGATAATCTCTCATCTTGTTCATACTAGAAGATACAACTGCAAGTTTGTTTGTCCACCATGAAGGAAGGGAATCTTCTGGATTTATAGTTTGTAGTTTCTGTAACATGTCTTGTGCATCTTCAATAGTAGTTTTGCACTGACGAATAGCAGAGGAGACATCTTGATGGCCATCCTCATCAATTTGTGCATTTTCTTGTAAAGGAGCCCAAGTTGTTTTTCTTGGTTTCATTTTACTTGGATCAAACGCTCTTGCTTTCTCCAATAATTCTGACATTCTGACTCTACTCATTTTTATTATCCTTTCATTAAATCTGTTACAGATTTTTTAGACCAAAACTTGCAAGACCAATATCCTGCTGTAGTTTTATCTTTTTTCTGATCGCAATTATGTCTAGCTCTAAATGCTTTTCTTCTTTCTGGGTCATCTCGTTTGATTTCCATGTTTGGATCACCAAATTCTACTTTGACCACATTGCCTTTATCGTTTTTAACATAAACTTTGTATTTCTTAACATCGCCTTTTGTAGGATTATTAAGTTCTTTACCGCTATTCTTGTCTGTTTCTGTTATTTCACCCCAACTATTTAGGGATTCTGATTGGTTGACATCAAAGTCAGCCTTTAATTCTTTTGGTAGTTTACCCATAGCAACTAGTTTGTTAACATATGTCATCAAAGCTTTTGCATCTACTTTTGTATTATGCTGTCTAACTGCCCTACCAGCAAGATGAATATGTGTTTTTTGTGGTTCGTTTCTTATCAAATTTGCATAGGTTTTAACAAGAGCGTCATAGTGTTTTGGATGAGTCATTTTGTAAATTTTATCAAATGCCATTTTTGCAAAAGTTTTTTCATCTATGCAATCATCACAGCAGGATTCTGCGGTTGTTTCTTCTGGAACACAATTAGGAACTTGTTTTCCACCTTTTGTTTTCATACCGACTTGCTTGAAACCATCCCAACAAGGATTTTCTTCGTTTGTTTTACTTTTGTCTTCTTCACCAAATGCACCACCAGTTCCTAGAACCTCATGTCCTTTTCGTTTCTTCTTTGGTATCATACCAAAATCTTCACCACGAACTTGTTTTGCAAGGTCAGCATCTGCTTTCCCCCAAGTTCCAGCAGATTTGGTAACAAAAGAATTAACTCTTGCAAATGCCCATTGTTGGGCAGTAGTGCCGGGCCGATGTCCTGTCTTGTATGCAGCCATTCCTCTGTCATATACTTTTTTTAGAATACCATACGGCATACCAGATTTCTTTGCTTTTGTTACAAGTCCTTCAATCTTTTCATCTAACTGATAAAATTCTAGTTCTTCATTTTTTGATAGATATGCAGCAATCGCCATTTCTTTGCGTTTTTCTTTAGACTTACCTTTAAACTGTGGAGAATCAGACTTCTCGAAATCTTTGATATAATCACCCATGTCTGCGTCTTTACCAAGAACTTCATTTATTTTAGAAGTATCGGTTGCCATAAATGGGCCACGCTTTAATGCTTTAAATGATATATTAGTTTCATTACCAAAGATTTCTTTTGGATGAATAATATTAAATGTAACCATTTCAGTTGAGTTGTTAATTTTTACCAACTCCATGTCTATTTCTTTATATACTTTACCTTTAAATTTAAGACCATGTGCAGTTACAAGTTTCTGAACCTTACCACGAGAATTGACTGCTTGTTTTGCTCTTGCTTCATCTATGGGTTTCTCACCAAACATCTGTTTGAACTTTTTGGTATGTTTAGATGGTTTAGTTGTTGCAGATGCATCGCCTGGCGCTGGCCCTGATTTCTTTTTATCAAAGTGTCTTGCACGAGCTTGTTTAGTAGACTTAGCCATGGTATCACCTTCAGCATCTTTTGCATAATACTTTGCTGGTTGAGTACCTTCTCTATCTTTGATATCTTTATCTTGTTTTACTTCATTTCTTAATCTTGGTTCTCTACGATTTTTAGATGGGTCTTCCATTTTCAAATTAGAGGGGTCGTTATTTAGAGGATTATTATCTTTATGTCCTACATCTTTACCCTTTACTGCTTTGTCACCCATAAGTCTACGAGCTTTGTTTCTAGAAGAACGTCTTGCAATCTGTTCTGGTGTTCCTTGATAATTTTCGTATTCTTTTTTGTAATCTCGTTCTACAATATCGTGTAACCAAGTCTTATGTACTTTTCCATCTTCGGATACAAATGTCAAGTAGTTTGTGCCTTTATTAATAACTTTACCTTCGTGACCATGAGCTTCTACAATGTCACCCACATTCCAAAGTTTACCTGTAAGATACAAATCTCTGAGTGTTTCAAAGTCTGTCATCTCACCCATATCTCTTTCTTCACGAATACCTAAATTCTTGCGAACATCATTGTAAAGTTTTAGTGAATCTTTAAAGGTAGATGGAACACCAGTTTTGAATAAATCGAAATCACCATCAGCAGCTGCAGCTCGCATCTTAGATGCAGACATACCAGATACACCTTCTGAATCTGGGTCACGTTCTCCAGCAGATACAACTTTGATATTGTCAAAACCATAAAAACCATGTCTAGAATCTACACCATTGTACTTATTGAGTAGAGTGTTAAACTCTGTAACTCTGTCAGAACCAACAACCATTACAATAGAACGATGTCCTTTTTTATGTAACTCGACAGCTGCTTCCAGAGCAGTTCTTGATTTGCTTACAATTATATTGCTTTTATACTTTGGAAACATTTTCCTCATATATGCAATTTTTAGTGTGTGTGGTAGTGGATCTTTCTTAGCGTTTTGTGAATGTGATGGATAGACGTACATCATAGAACCAGCGTTCTTAGATTGTTGTTTTGCAAGTGCATCTATGAGTTTTTCGTGACCTGTTGTTGGTGGATTAAATCTACCAAAAGTGAATACAGCTGTATCACCACGAGCCTCTACGATATCTCTAAAATTTTTCATTTATCCCATGCCTTTATTGCGGTAAAGTTATTAAACGAGAACTCCATTCTGTCCACTAGTTTAACAGCACCACCACTAACCCTATCAATCGCAACATAACCCTCTGGGTTAGTTACTTTAAATCCATTTGCGGTCTTGATAAAAGTATTTGTCAATCCCTTTACACTATTTAGTTTTTTTACAATTTGCATTTTTGCATCAACCAAATAATTTTGAAATGTGATTATTTGTATTAAGTTGGTAGTGTGTTTCTTAACTTCTCTTACATATTCTTTCTGTATATTCTTGTATTTATCTTTTCCTTTTACACTCTTTGCTTTATCAATTTGTTTCTGAATTGACATCTCAACCCATTTTTCATATCCTTTTGCATGAGCTTTGGGATTAGTAATCTTTTCTCCAGCACGAACCTTACTGTTATTGTATGTTTTGAGAGATGCACCAGCAATTGCACCTGTCATACTTTCCTGTAGATTAAGAAACTTCTTTAGTTGCATTGAGTTAATCTTTTTAAAAGTAGAACCAGTTGCAGAAAGTGCAGCTGTTACTGATTCTGTTTCTTTTGAGTTCATTGTAGCACTACCTGATACATCTTTGTAAGTTGCATCATCCATCCATACTGATGTTGGTTTAGATAATCCTTTAATATCTGCACCAAATGATGCTTTCATATCCTGTAATGCTTTACCTGTGTATGTTGTATGCCATACAATACCAATCTTTGCTTTGTTAATCTGTTTGCCAATATCTGATGTGGGGTCTACAGCATATACGATTGTGTTAGGTTGAAATGTAATGAAAGACTTTCCATCAATTTTTTCACTACCTTTATCTTCTGATGTAAACATCAAGTCGCCTTGAAGTACATCTTTGATACCTAACTTGGAAAACTCTGCAAGTGCTATTTTGAACTTACTATTCAATGAACCAGATAGTCCATCTTCATCAATCTCTGCGTTTGTCTTATAGAGTTTTGGAGTTGCATTAAATACTGATTTTTTTGCAACAAAAAACTTACCATCTTCTGGGTCAATACCAGCGAATATCGCAGGCGCACCATCCCACTTGACAGTCATGTTGATTGAAGACCGAGCATTACCAGCAAGCATATCTCTTAATGAACGTAGGAAGTTGATTGCAGCTCTACCACCATCAACTCCATAGTTAATGATTTCATCTTCTAGATGCTCTAGGTGTAAATTCTTACCACCCTTGTCTTCGTTTAGTTGTTTAAAATTTAACATGATTATTAAAACTCACCATTGGTTCTAATCCCATGAATCTAATTAAAGCTTCCCAAGATTTACTAACAACATTTTTCACTTTTTTCCAAAAACCTTTCATCCAATTCAAAGCTTTATTGATAGCACGTTTAAATATATCCATAAAACCTTCATTGAGTAAGTCACCATTTTGCATTTCTTCCTCAACAATCATTTTAACACCCAATCCAACAGCAGACCAAAAAGTATAATAACCAGTTTTTCCTTTTGGATTTTGTGGAGATTTTAATTGAGATGATGTGCTCTGTGTTGCTTTAAATTTTACATCTGGTTTTACCTGTTTTGCAATTTTCTTTACATAAGCATCGGACATAGTTGTAACTTTATGAATATTAGCAGTGCCTTCATAGTCAGTTACAAGAAAATGATCAGCAGTTCCTAAACTATCTCCAAATTTAATTTTACCTGTCATTGCCTCAAATGTAAATGCTTCTGCAAATGCAGCATTTCCTTTAAAAACTTTTCTCATGTCATCTTTAAACGCATGATGTGCGTCATCTGCGTTTTTTAATATTTCTATTTCTGCAAACTTACCCATTTGTTTTAATTGAGTTTTGTTACCTTTGATACCTAATTTTCTCATATCAGTACTGGGCAAAAGATTATTGATGTGTTTACCCAAATTAGAAACAGCTTCATTTAATGACGTGCCAGATTCTTCAGCAGCAACATAAAAAGTTGCAGAGGCTTCATTAACACCACCAGACATAAGTTGAGCATCACCTGTTTTTAAAGATATTCTTTTGTCACCAATCATAAGATCAGTTTTGGGTGTTAAAGTTGAACCTTTAGCACCAGAGGGAAAATATTGATTCCACCTTTTAGTAGCTGGATATGAATTTTTTGGAAATGCACCCTTACCACTAAGTTTCAAATCAGTAATAATTTTTTTACCAATATCTTCAGAATTAGGAATTAGTTTAGACACAAATGGTTCTCCACCAGCGGCAGAAACTATAACCTTTTCCATATCATAAGCTGCAGTAGTATCGCCCATTACAAGGAGTTTTTTTTCTTCAGTAAATTTTTCTTCGTGTTTAAGTTGACGAATAGATTTTCGTAATGACATACTTCAATGGCTCCATTTACATATAGTTTATATTTATGTACTATTTATAAGAGGTTAAACCTTGAACCCATCATACTTGTGATCTTTAAATTTAGCTCCAAATTTACCTTTGTCAAATACTGGTTCATCATCTTGACCACTATCTACCAAATCCTCTTGTTCTTTATTATCTACATCATACAATCTCATTTTACTTCTGTCAATACCTAAAACGAATCTTTTATTCATAGTAGGGTCATTGTATCTGTTTTTGAGTTGTTTGACTACAATTTGATTGAGGGCATCAAGTTCTTCATTAGAGATGAGAGCAAACATGAAATCTGCTGTTGCTGGTAAACCAAACGATTCAGATGTATCTTCAAGTCCAATGTCTGTTGAACCGAAGCCACTTCTTGTTGTTTGTGTTGCTGACATGATTGGAACATTTGTTTCAACTGCAAGACCTCTAAGTTCTTCTGCAATTGATTTAATGTATGTATAAGAATTAACCTGTGATGCACCCTTCAATCTAGATGATGCACATATATTCAAGTAATCAATAAAAATCATATCTGGTTTAAATGACTTCTTGATAGATAACTCTTTAATCAATCCACGAAAATGTGCAGAGTGAGCAGATGCAGTTGGATATTCTTTAATGATAAGTTGACCATTAGTCTTTTTTTGTATCTTCTTAATCTTGTCTTCAAACATAGTCTTTGGTAAGTCTTGTAAATTCTCCATAGAAACATTTAATAGATTTGCATCAATACGTTCTGCGATGCGTTCTTCTGCCATTTCTAGAGTAATGTACAATACATTCTTACCTTGTGATAAACAGTTTGCAGCCATGTGACACATAAACAAAGATTTACCAACACCTGTACCAGCAAGTGCGATATTCAATGTTTTCTGTGGTAATCCACCTTTGGTAATTTTGTTGAAAAACTCTAGGTCAAATGGTATACGTTCTTCTACCTTGTGATAGAAATCAAATCTTGAGGCACTATCGTCAAAATAATCGTGTCCTACAGCATTATCAAAAGATACTGCAAGTGCATCTGTAAGTAAACTAGGTATAGCATCTGCACCACGATTCTTATCCTTCCCATCAATAATAGAGATACCATCAACAATTGCATTATAGATGGCTTTGTCTTTACAGAACTTCTCAGTAGTATCTACCAACCAATCCATATCAACATCTGTGGAATCAAGTGTTTTGATAATTTCCACAATTTTGTTATGTTCAGTTTCAGTTAAATCTTGTCTGGATTCTACTTCAATTTCCAAAGAAATCTTTGTTGGCATCTTTCGATACTTATCAACAAAGCTTGTAATTTCTTCAAAGACAACTCGTTCTTCTTTAACAGCAAAGTAATCAGCCTTGATAAAAGGTAATACCTTTCGACAATATTCTTCGTTGGATACTAAATTACTGAGTGCTGTCCGTTCTATTGTTTGGTTCGTCAATTGAGCCGTCCTCTGATTGAGTTATAATAATGTGAAATAAAATATCTCCGATAAGTTTGAAGAAATCATCTCCAAATTTTTCTTTAGGATATCCATTGTTTTCTATTATATCATACTTAAACTGTAAACTCAAGGGTTCTCCATCAACTATTTTAGACTCATCAGGGAGAGTAACTTGGCCGTATTTGTAGACCACGCCCGCGTAATCAGTTTCATCAGTAAGTCCAATACAAGTAATATTTGGATCTTCCTTGCTATTAAGAAACAGAAATTTCTTTGTAATAGCGTCCTGCAAGATCTGCTCGACACTTGGTAATGGTGCATTCGGTAATTCTTTTTCAGTCTTACCACCTATTGGTTGACCAAATTGGTCTAATAATTCAGACATATTTTAAGTAACTCCCTACTATATATTTTGGTTTATCAATTGGTTTTTTACCCTCGTGTAGCCAAGGCCACAGTGGTGGGAAAACTAATAATGAACCCTTCTTACATTTTGATGTAATGTCCATTTGTGGAAACATGGTTGAACCACCATCATTATTATCAAGATACAAAAAGAATGCTAGAAATCTTTTACAACTGTTTACATCTTTAGAATCTACATGCGGCCCAAATTGATCTATATCATTTGGTAAATATCGTTTTATTCTAAATGATTCAACTAAATATTTATCAGGCCACATTACTGGTTCAATTTTACATTCGTTTTTGTATACTGTAACATACTTCTTAAAAACATCTACAAGATGCATAACATCTTTATTCCATATTTGTGTATCTGGACGCATCATTTCAAGGTGCGTTAAAGACATCAAGCCTTGAGATAGTTTTTCTTGCTGTTCTGGATGGTCTTCAAACTTTTCAATCAAACCATCACAAAACTTATCGCTGACTACATTGTCATACTTTCTAATATAGTTATCCATAATAAAATTTATATGTACTCTACTTTAGTAGATTTGGTTGGTCTGTGTTTAGGTGATGAGTCACTAGGGAAATGTTTCTCCGTTGTAGTTTCAACTCTAATAAGTCGTTCATCGCCTTCAAATTCTTCATAGTGCTCGACATGCACTGTCTTTAATAATCTTTTCATACTATCTCCATAACTATTTAATTGCATATTCCTTTGATTTCATTTTTTAGTTCATGCAGAGCATCCCATGTATCGGTCAGTCGTATATCTAATTCACCCATAAGAAGAAAGTTAGTTTGCAAGTTAGAGATTAAAGTCCGTCTTGTCTGTAACCACTTTTCAGACTGTTCATCTCCTCTTGCAATGTGTCTTTCCTTTTCCACTTCTGGTGATACCTTTAGTATATAAACTTTCGCATCATGTTCTGATAACAACCATTCAATGTCAACTGCACGAAAAAATCTATCGCCCTCTAGAAAAATGTGTTTATGTTTGGGTGCTTCTTGATTAATGAAATCACGAAACTTTGGAATTGCTCCATAGGATATGCGGTCAGTTCCACCAAAAGTTTCTCCAGCTGGATATCGTCCTACTACAAGAGTATCCCCATGCTTTTGGCATGGAAATAGTTTCATGGGTTCAACATCTTCATGCGAACCCATCTCTTGAATTAGATTTCTCATTAATGTGGACTTACCTGAGCAAGGCACACCGCCAATCATTATTATCAATCTACCCAACCTTCTTCTTTTGGAGCACCGCCCTTAGAGGGGTCTGGCGTAGTGTCTTGAGCTACATGACGACATTCTATGTTAAAACCATATTTAACAATGTGTTCTGGATTAAGTGGGTCTTTACCTTTTTCTTGAACTAGCTGATAAACTTTTGCAAGATTCTCTGCTTTTTCTAAATGAAATTTTTTTGCTGAACTTAGTTGTTTTTTTCTATCTGCAGCTAAAGTATTTTGATTTGGTTCAGGCACCCACATTCCCCATATCTTTTTCTTATATGGATGTTCCATTATCATTTGGAATATAGTGTTCCAACCAGAAGCAGAGTCACCATCGCCCCTTACTATTCCAATAT